CGGAAACAGAACGGAAGTAGACCACATCGCCATCGTGGATGCGATCACCGATCATCGAATCACCGTTGGCAATCAAAGCGAAGTCACAGGCGATTTCTGGCCCCGCATCAATGAAATCTGTTCCGTCGCCCGGCTTGTAGATGGGTTGGCCGCAAGCTGCGTTTCCGATGATCGGGACAGGTCTGTGACCACGGATGGGGAGGACGCCGGGAAAAGGATAGATTGGAAGCGGGTTTTGCGATTCATCTTCGATAATCGCGGATTTGGAAATATGAAAGTAGTCTGCGATTTTCTGAATAGCGCCCATTCTCGGTATTTTCAGATCGTTTTCCCAAGTTGAAACGGCTTTGTCTGTAACTCCAGCGATTTGGGCAAGCTCGGACTGATTCATGCCGTGCAACTCACGAAGTCGTTTAATATTTTGACCAATCGACATTTCAACACCTCCTTTTTAACGAGTATAAACCGAAAGTAGAAAAAAATCAACATCAAAAATAAAAAAATCTACTTTAGGGGATTGACAATCTACTTTAAGTGGATTAGAATAAAGGCGAAAGGAGGAAGACGTGATGATGAGCATTCGACAAATTAGAAGAATGAGAGAGATTCGTCAGCAAGAAATGGCAGATTATCTTGGGATTCATGTTCAAACATATCGTAAAATCGAGGAACATCCTGAAACTGCAACAGTAGAACAGGCAAAGAAGATTGCGGAGAAGCTGGAAGTTTCGTATGATGATTTATTTTTTGCCGACGTATCTACTTTAAGTAGAAATAAAGCGGAGACAGCTTAATAAGGAGGCCGGGATGGACGAAACGGAGGTGAACAAATGAAAATGAATGTGTCAGTCGAGCTTGAAGGCGCGACCGAAACTTCGGGAAAGCTGGTGGAGCTGAAAAAGCAGATCGACGTGGTGAACGCCGAACTTGCAAAACTGCGAAACATGTGTGATGCGTTTGCACCTATCAGCATGAAGATTGAAGCCAACGAAAAAGACGCGCACTGATGAGGCAGTGTGCGTCAGGAGACGGGAAAAGAGCATTACTTGGTTTTAGAAATTTCGTATTCGGAATCCTTGACTAATTCAAACAAATGGAAACGAATTGTTTGCCTAAATCGGTAAGAGAGGCGATGCCTTTTTCAATTTTTGTTCCAGAGAGTTTTGGATAGCTTTCTGGAGAGGAAGAAACTGCATAACCGAGTTGTTTGAAAAAAGGAGCAGAAGAAAGTGCGTTATAACGAGTTTCATCAACATAATGAGAACCGTAATTGAGATCAATAAGTCCGATAGCTTTTAGATAATCTAGTGATCGACTTTCGTGTTCTAGTTCTGAACCGTCTATTGAACACGATATAACATTTCGGTATGCAACTACAGTTCCTCCATTATTTGTCGTGATGTATTGATAGTTGACAATGGGAAGACTATCCGATTCCTTAAATTTAGATAGAATTTGAGCATCGGCACAAGTCATTTGACGAATGATTCCGGAAAAAGATGGATGGACGTTTGAAACCGTATCGGAGCTTAACGAAGAAGCGATGAGATTTTCAAACATGCTTCGGAGTTCATCTTTATCTACGCAGAAACGAGAATCGTAAAGTGCACCGCCGACGATTTGGGTATCCGGCACAACACGCTTATCTTCTGGGATGGTTTCAATCCGTTTTTCAAGATTGTTTTTGAAGTTTTCAAGAGCCTTTGCTTGAATTATGCGTTTTTTCTCTGCAAAGGTACTGATAGAACCAAAAGCAAGATACCAAAGGTCGGCGAGTGTTGTGCCCGCGGATTTGGCAAGAGGGGCAGTGAGGCTTTCGAGAGTCTTATCAACACAATCAGGAACCTTGACTTCCACACCGACAACCTTGTTTTCTTCGGAATCCATACAATCACCTTTCTAAAATGGAGTTGATGCAATGAGAAATCTATTGAACAAGACGAAAGAGCAAGCTGAGTTATTTGTACTGATGCTGAAACTATTCTACATCAAAGTATCACTTTGCTTCTGGACTGCGGTTGAAAAGTGGAGCAAGAAGCAGCTTGAAGCGAGGTGGTGCAAAAAATATAGAAATAACAAATAAATTATACTGTAGAAGATAGAAAAAATCAACAAAGGAGGCCTAGATGGACGAAAAACAGCGCCCCGATGAATCAAAAATGAAACAGGCTGAGGAAAAACTCAAGAATGTCGAATTTTCCTTCGACGAGAACGCCAGCAATGAAGCCGAGAAGACCGAAAAGCGCGTTCAGCGCGAACTGCACCCACGATCGCCGCGCGTCTTTCCGCCACCGTTCATCAACCTTCCGTTCCTGAATCTGCTGGTCGGCTTTGCGCTTGGTGTCTTCACGGGCTTTCTGCTGAAGCTGATCCTCAAATTCTAATAATGCGGCGAGGCCGGAAGGGCTGATGGCATAAAACACATTTCCATCAGAAGCCATGTATTGCTTGATGTAGTGATCGTCCCGACAGGATTTTGAAATGGCACGATCTTCCGCTGAGAGCGCGGAAAGAAGCGGCAGGTGCTCGTTGCGGTATTGCCGGAGAAATTCATATTGCAATCGGGTCAAGAGAAACACTCCTTTCATTTGTATTGTACCATCTCGGTCATGCAAAGGAAAGAACAAACACGCTGGGTTTCGTCGGCGCTGGTAACACCGACGATCTTAAATACATGAAAGCCGCCGGAGACTGGTAACTCCGGCGGCGGAAAGGACGAAACAGCACAATGGCACGGGAGATTCGGGCAACGGTCGAGTTTGTTGGTGAACCCGGCAAAGCAGAGATCAACGCGTTTGCGCGGGCTATCGTTCCGCTGCTCAAGGAACGTGCCGAGGAGATCGTTGCAATGTGCAATGCGCCGGAGAACCGGGCAGCATTTGAAGCCTATTCGGCGGAGATGGCATATTGGCGCGCCAAGAGAGAAGAACGGGAAAGAGAGGAGGCAAAAGCACAATGACGTCTGCGGCGTGGCATGCGAACTGTACAACGGCGGCTTGCGGTTGTTCAGGCATTGAGGTTTTTCGAGCGCTCGGAAGGCTGAGCGCTCCATAAAGCCCCAAAGAAAGGAGAAAAAACACATGAGCACACAAAAGGAGGCCACGATCTGGCAGCAGCTCGGCGATATCATCCACCGGGAGCGCGTGGCCAGCGGGTTGAGCTACGGCAGAATGGCCAAGTTGAGCGGCATATCGGTTCGAACCCTGATACATTTTGAACAGGGCGACAATGAAAACGGCGGAAAAATCGGAACGTTGCTGGCAATCTGCGAGAGCATCGGAGTTAATGCGTCGGATGTTTTTGCAGAACTGGAAGGGCAGCGGCGGCTTGCGGTGATGAAAAGCCCGGACGCGAAACGCTGGCGGGTGGTTCGCTTGCTGGATGGGCGGCTGCCGGTGATCGTGGATAGCTTTGATATCCGCGAGCAGGCGGTGACATTGCTCGGCCAGCTTCAGGAAAATGCAAACCAGAGGGATCGAAGAATGGAAAGGCCGGCCTTTGAGCTGGTGGACGGAAGAGGGGAGATCGGATTATGAAACACGAGAGGATGACCGCGCCGCGAATGCTGGAGGTGGTTTACAAACGGCCGAACAAGCCGCCGCGGGTGAAGATGATCGTCGGAACGCGAGAAGGAATAGAGAGCCTTGTCGGTGGGGCGTTTGAATTGACGGCTCTGACGCTGGAAGAGGACGGGCGCGAGAACGTGATCGCTTACAACGTGGAGGCGTGGCGATCCGGCGCGCCGGAGAACATGTACGGGATTCGCGGTCCGTTCCTCGTGCTGGGGCGGGACGGCGAGGCGCTTTGCGATGTGATCGACCCGCGCGCGGTATGCCGGATGCTGGGCAGCCGGAAAGCCGAAGCATACGGACAACCCGGCGGCGCATGAAGGAAGCGGGCATGACGGATTGGGCAAAAGAAAAAGCCCCTCACACGGACGGCGACCGCGTAAGGGGACAAGGAAAAGTGACAGTTTGATTATAGCAGAGGAAAGGACAAAAGACAATGGATGTGCTCGAAGTTTTTCTGATTCTGATTTTCGGCGTGCCGATCATCAGCCTGCTGGCGTTTGGGTGGATTGCCGCCGATTGGATGCAGCGGCAGGAGGCGCAGGGTAAGGCGCAGGTGGCCAGCCGCCGAAACCGGGCGCTGACGCGGGAACACCTCGCGCGGCTCAGGCGAAACGGGATGCGGGCGCGTCTGGTTCGGGTGTGAACGATGAAGGACGGCAAAAGATACAGGCGGTGCGCTGTCTGTAAGATGATTTGGAATGTGAGCGCGGTGGGCGTATCGCCGAGGCGGTATGTCTGCCCGCGTTGCGAGAAGCAGAAGGAGCAAAAGAAGCATGAAGGTTTGGGCGCAAGATGAATTTGATCTGGTTAAAACCGGGGCAGATGGCCAATACCGCTTTGGAAAGGGCGACTTCCGGCGGGTGAATATGCGCGGGCATACGCGGCTGATTATCGGAGCGGGCAGCCTGCTGGGCGAAGCCAACGTCGGGGCAAACAGCGAGATCGGCGCGCACTGCGACTTTGACGCAGGCGCGGTGATCGGCCACGGAAGCATCATCGGGGCGCGGTGCCATTTCGGGAAAGGCGCATGGATCAAGTCGGGCTGCATCGTCGGTCATGGGGTATGCTTTGGCGAAGGCGCGTTGATCGAGCGCGGCGTGGAGCTGGAGGGCGGCGTCGAGCTTCCGGCAAGGTGCGATCTATTCGGCGTGAAGGATGTGGACGGGCGCACGATGCTGACCATTACGCCGGTTGTCGGCGGCACGCTGCATGCGTTTCGCGCGGACAGCCAGGTCTATGTCAGCCTGCCGGGACAGATTCGGCGGCTGGAGGAGTTCGAGCAGTATGCAGCGGATCAGGCGGCGTATGCGGCATTCACCGGAATGCGCGGGGACGAGGGCGAGGCCAACGAGCTGCTGGATGCGGCGAATTATATCGCGACACGGTTTCGCGAGGGGTAAATCTACTATCATATTGAGGTTTTGCAGGCCGCCGGATGGCCGACGGCCAACAAAGCCCAAAAAGAAGGTGAGGAAAACGAAAGTATTGGTAGCGTGTGAGGAATCGCAGACAGTATGCAAGGCTTTTCGAGAACGAGGGCATGAAGCATATTCCTGCGATATTCAAGAGCCATCTGGAGGACATCCTGAATGGCACATTCTCGGCGATGCGCTGGAAGCTGTCCGGGGGGGTATCGTCCGAACAATGGACGGGCAGACGCACGATGTAGGCAAGTGGGACATGCTGATCGCACATCCGCCGTGTACTTACCTGAGCAATGCAGGGGCAAACCGCCTTAGAATTAAAGGTATTATACAGAAAGAGCGAATGAAAAAAGCGAGACGGGCGAAAGCGTTTTTTCTTGCTCTTTGGGAGGCGGATTGCCCGCGTGTGGCTATCGAAAACCCGATTCCAGGCAAAATTCACAGGCTTCCGAGATACACGCAAATTGTTCAGCCGTACATGTTCGGCGACCCGTGGATGAAAACAACATGCTTGTGGTTGCGTGGTGTTCCGCCGCTTTTTGCGACGGAATTATGTGTACCAGAAGGAAAATGGGTAGAAACAACAGCGCACGGAGCGACAAGACCGAATAAATGGAAGACAAAAGGAAAGAGAGACGCAAAAGAAAGAAGCAAGACATTTCCAGGCGCCGCACGGGCAATGGCGGAACAATGGGGAGGTTGAATCATGGCGATTAGATTTCTAGGAGAGAAACCAACGCCGACACGGACAACCGAGACGCGGGCGGTCAAGAACTGGCAGAGTTTCGCGGAATTGTTCGACGAGCCGGATCAAAGTGACGCGGAGAAACTGGGATGGATTCGCGGAGAGCTGGAGACAGGTTATCCGCGCTTCTCACGCGAGGATTACCGCGGGGCGCTGCGGTGGCTGATGGACTACATGGGCAGGAGGAAATCGGTATGAAATTAGGCGCGATAAAGCGGTGCTGCGTCGAGGAAAAGGAGTTTTATATCTATGAAAGTGACTGCGGCGAGCAATGGATTGGGACACACACAGCGGCGTGGCCGGTCGAAGGCGATTTGAAGCTGACAGAGGGCAGCATCGCGGCGATCTTTGATCTCAAACCGAAGAAGGCGGCGCAGATGGACGTTCTCGCGTTGCCGCTCAATCGAGGTTCTTGCCTGTATGCAGCACCGGCGACAGAGTGGGATGCACAAGAACTTGGCATCGTGGAATATTTGGGCGAGCGTTGCCTACTGCTGACATGCCGCGGGCGAATGCTGGCCGTGGATATGGCAAAGGTTAAGGCGGCACGATGCGCCGAGGACTACCAATGTATGAAGATCGGCATCAATACGGACGGTGAGCCACTGGTACTCGTCAAGGATGGCATGCTGACGACGGCGGTTATCCTGCCGGAGAGCGAGGAAGTGGTTGACGCGATTCGGGCAATGATCGGGCGCATGGCGCAGAGCTGCGGTTTGCTGGCCGCCAACGAGGTAGACGATGGAGAAGAAGCGTAACGCGCAGGCGGCAGGGTAAACGAAAAGCGCCCCGATGTGGGACGCTTAGGCATCATTTTCTTCCAGCGCTTCCATGAGAGAAGGTGTATCGTGGAAAGGACCGACCAGATTCAGACGATTTTCGACATCTGCCATGACGGCGAGTGTCTCAGTGCTGGGAGAAGGCAGTTTTATTGGTTGATCTTTCATATACACATCATTTCCTTTTGACCATTGTAACACAGGAAAATTCAAAAATAAAGAAGCAAATCGACAGCAGCGGGCGGCAAGCCCGCTGACCCGTCTTGTATGGCGCTGGAGCCGTCCGCGCGCAGTGCGCGGAACAGGACGGCGGAACGCGGGAAACCACAAGGAGCGCATGCGCGACTATGTGCGTTTCCGGGGCACACAGACAAACGGAAGCAGCGGGCGGCAAGCCCGCTGACCCGTCTTGTATGGGTGTATGAATAACTCAACGAAAGCGATTCACAAAGGAGGCTGCGGCATGGACACAAGCGCGAGGGACTGCATGGTGCTGTTCGATACGTCGGTGGAGGGGAAGCTGGCCTGCGGCTGGGACAGCGGCGTGCTCCATCAGCGGACGCGGACGGTTAAGGCGGGGCCGATGGTCTATGTGGATTGCTATCCGGTGTGGGACACGGCGCACGCGCGGGCGGCCAGCACCGAGGCGAAGAAGGAGGCGCACGCCAGGGCGCAGAAGCGGCTGGATGCGAAGAACCGGGCGAACAGGCTGGAGAGGCTGGTCAATGCGAACTTCGGCGCGGGGGACATCATGCTGACCTGTGAGTATCCGGCGGGGCGTCAGCCGGGGAGCGACGAGCAGGCAAAGCGGGACATCCGAAACATGATGAACCGGGTGAAGCGGATGCGCAGCCGCCGCGGTCTGCCTGCGCTCAGGTATATTTACATCACCGAGCGGACGGAGAGCGCGGCCTACGGCGTGCGCTGGCATCACCATGTCATCATGTCCGGCGACGGGCTGACGCGCGAGGAGATCGAGGAGAAGTGGACGAAGCGGCACGGCGGCTTCTGCAACACGCGCCGCGCGCAGCCGACCGAGCGCCATCTGTCCGGCTTTGCGCGATACCTGACGATCAGCAAGCTGGAACGCGAAGGGAAGAACCCGCAGCAGAAAGCCGTCGGGCGGAGCTGGGGCAGCAGCATCGGGCTGAAAGAGCCGGCCGAAAGCGTGGCCGATAAGAAGATCAGTGTTCGCAAGGCGGGGCGGGTGGCGGAGACGGTGGCGGACTTCGGGCGGGCGAAGGAAATCTTTGAAAAACTCTATCCGGGATGCGAGCTGCTGGAGATCGGCGCGAAGAAGAGCCGATGGGCCAGCGGCGTTTATGTACACGCGCTGATGCGCCGGGTGGATGAAACGGGGAGGACGCGATGACGGACGGGCAGGATGTGCGCGCGCTGCTGAAAAGCATCGGCGGCCTGAAGCGCAGAGTGGCGGAAATGGACAGGCAGGTCGAGCAAATGCGCGCCATGAACGCAGGGGCATACGCCGAGGAATTGGGGCGGCTGGCGGAAGGACTGCGGGCGGAATATGCTCATGCGTTGGCGCTGATCGAGGCCGTGCCGGATGCGGCCGGGCGCGAGGTGCTGGAACTGCGCTATCTGTCCGGGCTGACGTGGATGCAGATCGCGCGGCGCATGGGCTATGAGGAGCGGCAGGTGCGGCGGATTCATCAGCGGGCTTTGCAGTGTGCGGCGGATGTCCGCGCGAAAGGTGACAGGGGCGACCGCAAAGCCCCAGTGTGAAATCGGCGGCAACAGCCGGAGACTTTGACCGCCGGGCGAAAAGATGTCCGTTCATGTCCAACTCATCTTTGATACAATAACGGCATCGGGCAGCCAAGCGAGCTGCTTGGTGTCGTTTTTGGACATGGAGGCGAGAGCGTGAGCGATAATCCGCATTACAACGGGGCGCGTCATCGGACATGGGCGGCGAAGGTGCTGCGGCGCGCGGGCTATCGGTGCGAGGAGTGCAGGCGGTACGGGCGGACGGACAAGGACGGCCTGCCTGTGCGCGCGACGGTGGCGCATCACATTCAGCATCTCGACGAGCACCCGGAACTAGCCTATGATCTGGCGAACGGCCGGGCGCTTTGCGAGGCATGTCACAACAAAATGCACCCCGAAAAGGGCGGAAAATCGGCGCGTTTCCAGCGCGGCAGGCGCACGGTTTGAAGCAATCCCCCCGCGCGCGAGTTGTTGAAGGCGGGGGGACAGTGACCGGGAGGGGGAGATTATTCCCTCTCCGAGCCGATTTTCAAAGTTTTGCGGGAGGAGGTCGTCTGTGGCGAAGAATTACACGCTGGCTTTGCGGAAAAGCATGAAGCAGCTGGGCACATACCGCCCGGAGTACGAGAGCGCGATTGCCATCGCCGCCCAGCTGATGGAGCAGTACGACACGCTGACCTGCGCCTTTGAGGAATCCGGCTGGGCGTATGAGACGAGTACGGCGACCGGCACGAAGAAAGCGCCCATTGTGACCACGCTGGAGAGCCTGCGGAAGGACGTGCTGGCGTATCTTTCGGCGCTCGGCCTGACTCCGGCAGGCGCGAAGAAACTCGATGCGGCGGCGACGGCGAAGGCGCAGGAGGATCCGTTGATCGCGGCGCTCAAGAATCTGGGCGGATGACCGAGCGGCAGCGCGCGGCGCTGGCGGGGCTTTCGGGCAGGCGGGCAGCGTGCATCCGGGCGTATGTGACCGATGTGCTGGAGGGGCGCAAGATTGCCGGACGAGAGATCGTGCTGGCCTGCGGGCGCTTTTGCGATATGCTGGCCGCCGACTACGACGTGAACACGAACGATGCGGATTTCGTGATTGACGTGATCGAAGCAACCTTCAAGCACCGGCAGGGGCAGAGCCTCGACGGCAAGCCGCTGCGGGGCAAGCCGTTCCTGCTGGAGCCGTGGGAAAAATTCTGCATCTACGGCATGCTGATCTTCTTTAGGCCGGGCACCATCGAGCGCGTGGTCAAGGAGGCGTTTATCTTCATCCCGCGCAAGAATGGCAAAACGCTGGTGGTGGCCGCGCTTTCATGGGCGCTGGGTTTGCTGGAACGCGCGAGCGGATCAAAGGTCTATGTCGTCGGCGCAACGCTCAAACAGGCGATGGAGACGTTCGACAGTTGGCGCTACAACGTCGAAAAAGGGCTGTATCGCTCGGAAAAGGCTGCGCGGGCGGCAGGCTGGCGCATCCTCGATAACAACATGGAGCACGCCATCGAGCGCGACTTCCCGGATGGCTCGCTGTCCCTCAACGCGCTGGCCAGCAATCCGGACGGACAGGACAGCTTCAACGCGAACATCATCATCGCCGATGAGCTTCACGCCTACAAGAGCGGCAAGCAATACGACGTGCTCAAGGAAGCGACAAACGCCTACACCAACAAGCTCGTCGTCGGCATTTCGACCGCGGGCGACAACGCGACGGGTTTCTGCGCCCAGCGGCTGGATTATTGCGCGCGCGTCGTCTCCGGGCAGATCAGGGACGACGGGTATTTCATCTTCATCGCGCGGGCGGATCAGGGCGAGGATGGCGCGGTGGATTACACCAGCCCCATCCAGCATGAAAAGGCCAACCCCAACTACGGCGTGACCATTCGCCCGGAGGAGATTCTGTCTGCCAGCCTGCAGGCGCAGAACGACCCGCAGGCGCGGAGCAACTTTCTCAACAAGCGGGTCAACATCTTCACTAACAGCCTGCGCGCGTATTTCAACGTCGAAATGTTCAAAACGAGCGACAGCGCGGCGGGCGAGGCGCTGGGCATCGACCCCGCGTGGCCATTGGAACGCAAGCTCAAGGCGCTGGCGGCGCTCAAGGGCGTGAAGTGGTACGGCGGCGCAGACCTCTCCAAGCTGCACGACCTGACCGCCGCCGCGCTGCATGGGCAGTACAAGGGCATTGATATCGTCGTGCCGCATGCGTGGTTTCCGCTCGTGGCGGCAACGGAGAAGGCCGAGGAAGACGATATTCCGCTTTTCGGTTGGAAGGAAGATGGCTGGCTCGATCTGTGCAACGCGCCGACGAACAACCATCAACTGGTGGTGGATTGGTTCGTGACCATGAAAAAGCGCGGCTTCCGCATCCGCGAAGTCGGCCACGACCGAAAGTTCTGCCGCGAGTATTTCATCGGCATGAAGAAGGCGGGTTTCAAAATCGTTGACCAGCCGCAGTATTTTTACAAGAAAAGCGAGGGCTTCCGCCACATCGAGGCGGCGGCGCGCAACCATAGGCTCTATTATCTGGGCAGCGAGGCGTATGCCTATTGCGTGCAGAACGTTGCGGCCATCGAAAAGACGGACGAGATGGTGCAGTACGAGAAGGTGCAGCCGAACCGCCGCATTGATATCTTCGACGCGGATGTGTTCGCGACCGTCCGCATGCTGGAGGATATGGGCAAGACCGACACGGAAGGATGGTTTAATGCATGAGCAGACACAGAAAACAGGCTCGCCGGAGCCGGGATGCGCCGCGGATGCAGCGCCGAAGCGCGGCCGTGGCGATTTGCCCGGATGATTCCTGGCGGGTGCTGATTGCCGACGGATACAGGCCGCTGACGCAGTGTCCGGAGGTGATGATGTGCGTGAACGTGTACGCCGAGCTGATCGCCAGCATGACGATTCACCTGATGGAAAACGGCGAGCATGGCGATACGCGCGTGAAGGATGAACTGAGCCGCATGGTGGATATCACGCCGAATCCGCTGATGACCCATCAGGGATTCATGGAGACCATCGTGCGCACGCTGATGACCGAGGGCAATCAGGTGACGCTGCCGGTGTTCGCGGGCGGGCTGCTGATGCAGCTTGATCCTGTGCCGCCCTCGCGCGTGACCTTCGTGCCGGAGGGGCGGGGGTATCGGGTGAACGTCGGCGGCGCGTCGTTTGCGCCCGACGAGGTGATCCATTTTGCGCTGAATCCGGATCCGGAATATCCGTGGCGCGGCATGGGCTATGAAGTGGCGCTCTTTGACGTGGTGCGCTCCATCCGGCAGACGCAGGCCACGCGGCAGGCGCTCATGGAATCGCCCAAACCGTCGATTATCGTCAAGGTGGATGGCTTTTCGGAGGATATGCAGAGCCCGGAGGGGCGCGCGAGGATCGCCGATAAATACATCAGCGACAGCGAGAACGGCCGGCCGTGGATCATCCCGGCGGAAAGCATGAAGATCGAGCAGATCAAGCCGCTGACGCTTTCGGATTTGGCCATCGACAAGAGCCTTGAGCTGGATAAGCGCAGCATTGCCGCCATGTTCGGCGTGCCGCCGTTTCTGGTGGGCGTGGGCGAGTTCAAGGCAGAGGAATTCAACTGGTTTGTGGCCAACCGCCTCATGCGCGTGGCGCGCGTCATCGAGCAGACGCTTACCCGCGCGCTGCTGCTTTCACCGGCGCGGTATTTTCGGCTGAACAGCCGCAGCCTGACCAACTACGATTTGGATAAGTGCATCAGCGCAGGCCGCGAGATGGTGGATCGCATGGCCATGGATCGCAACGAGTGGCGCGATTGGGTCGGCCTGCCGCCGTCGCCGAAGATGGAGGAAATTCTGGGGCTTGAAAACTACATTCCGGCCAACCGGCTGGGCGACCAGAAGAAGCTGGTCGGCAACGAGGAGGGAGAACAGCACGAAGACCAAATGGCAGACCCGAAGCCTTCCGGCGACGTTTAACGCGACGCAGACGGATGGCCAGCGGCGGATCGAGGGCTATTTTGCCACGTTCAGCGGGGTATACGACATGGGCGACGGCTTCACGGAACAGATCGACCCGCATGCGTTTGACGATCAGCTTGGCGGCGACGTCCGCGCGCTGATTGACCACGACACGCGGCTGGTGCTCGGCCGGACGTGTGCCGGAACGCTGACCCTGCGCGTGGACGAGCACGGCCTTTGGGGCAGTATCGCCGTCAACGAAGGGGATCAGGACGCGCTCAACCTGTATGCCCGTGTGCAGCGCGGCGACGTGAGCCAATGCTCCATCGGTTTTGATATCACCGAGGAAGAACAGATTCAGCGCGGCGACGGCTGGCATTTCACCATTCGCCGCCTGACGCTCTATGAGGTGAGCGTCGTCACCTTCCCGGCGTATGAGGATACGGGCGTGGAGGCGCGCGGCAGGAGCGTCAAGGCCATGCGCCGCCGGGCACTGGAACAGTGGAAGAAGGACATGAAAGGGAGGATTCATCATGGCACTCAGAATGATTCTGAACAGGCGTAAGCAGGAACAGGTTCGCGCGCGCCTTGAAACCGTCAAGCAGAAGGAAGGCGAGCTTCGTACCCGCCGCGCCGCACTCAAAAAGCGCGAGGAGGAGCTGGAAAAGGCGCTCGACGAAATGGACGAGGCGGCGAGTGAAGCCGATCAGCAGGCCATCGAGGCCGAAACGGAGCAGTTTACCGCCGATGATACCGCGCTCACCGCGGAGGAGCAGAAGATCAAGCAGGATCGCATCGAGGCGGAAAAGGAGCTGGCGGAGCTCGCCCGAGAGATGATCGAGCTGGAGGCAGCGCAGACTGCCGCCGAGCAGGCCGAAGCCGAGGAAGAGCAGAACGCGGCGGACGACGAGAACGAGGAGGAGAACAGGAGCATGAACAGAAGGATGACAACCCGCGGCCGCCGTTTTGACCGCATGAGCAGCCAGCAGCGCGGCGCGATTGTGGCGCGTAAGGAAGTGAAGGACTTTCTGACCCGCGTGCGCGCCATGAAGGGACAGACGCGCGCGGTGACGGGCGCGGAGCTGCTGATCCCGACCGTGGTGCTCGATCTGGTGCGCCCGAAGGTCGAGGAGACCAGCAAGCTGATGAAGCATGTTCGCGTGCGCCATGTGCCCGGCAAGGCGCGACAGAACGTGATGGGCACGATTCCCGAGGCCGTGTGGACGGAGATGGTCGCCAACATCAACGAGGTGGCGCTGGCCTTCAACGGCGTGGAGATGGACGGCTACAAGGTTGCGGCCTATGTGCCGGTGCCCAACTCCATTCTGGAGGACGCGAGCGACGTTGCGCTGGCCGGTGAGATCATCGACGCGCTGGGGCGCGCCATCGGTTTGGCGCTGGACAAGGCGATTCTCTACGGCACCGGCACGCGCATGCCGCTGGGCATTGTGACCCGCCTTGCGCAGGATGCAAAGCCGTCCACGTATTCCGACGATGCGCGCGCGTGGGAGGATCTGCACACCACCAACATGGTTTCCATCGCGGATAGCAAGAAGGGCGTGGCGCTCTTTCAGGAGATCATCACCGCAAGCGGTAAGGCGAAGGGCAAGTACGCGGGCGGCGAGCGCTTCTTTGCGATGAACGAGGTCACCTTCAACCGGTTGCAGGCCGAGGCGCTGAACATCAACGCGGCGGGCATGATGGTCTCCGCGATGGAGCATACCATGCCGGTGCTCGGCGGCGCGGTGGAGGAGCTGGAGTTCATCCCAGATAACGTCATCATCGGCGGCTATGGCGAATTGTATCTGCTCTGCGAACGCGCCGGAACGGATATCGCCGTCAGCGATCAGTATCGTTTCATCGAGGATCAGACCGTATACCGCGCGACCGCCCGCTATGACGGTATGCCCGTGATTGCGGAGGGATTTGTGGTCATCGGCCTGAGCGGCGCAACGCCGACCGCCGACGCGGTGACCTTTACCGAGGATAAGGCGAACAAGGGCACCGCGAAGGAGTAAGCGTGGATATGGAGATGGTGCTAGGGTTGGTGAAAGCCCGCCTCAACCGCCCGCCGGGCGACACGGCGCTGGATGCGTACTTCAAAAAGCGCATCGAGGGCGCGGCGGCCAAGTTGAAAAGGACGGGGATTCACCTGACCGAAAGCGCGGACGATATGATGCTCCTCGTGGATTACACCGTCTGGCAATACCAGAACCGTGATAAGCCGGGCGATATGCCGGACTGGTTGCGCCTTGACCGGCGGGAAAGGTGGCTGGCGGATTGATTCTGGACAGAGGCATTGCGGAGATTTTTGCCCGCAGCAACATGGCGCCGAAGGGCGAAAAGCCGATTTGGACGGAGACCCTGCGCTTTCGCAGTTGGTATGCCGAACTGAGCTTTGAAACCTCGCCCGTCTGGCAGACGGAGCGGCGGCTTGCGCAAAAAGCGGACGCGCGCATCCGCATCGCCCAATGCCGCGAGATTCGGCAGGGCGACACGGCGCATCTTGGCGGCCGCGTGTATACCATTGCCCGCGCGTATCACGGCACGGACGAGGAGAGCGGCGAGGACATTACGGATTTGACGCTGGAGGAGGTGACGGCCGCATGACCCTTGCGGACATTCGCGAGCTGGTGCTTGCGGCCGATCCGGACGCTTGCGCCTACGAGAGCGACAGCACCGGGGAGGATTACACCACATGGCAGCCCCTGTGGCCGATGAATCTGCTTGTCGATAATCGCTATGCCGACGGCTGGCATTTCGTCATTGATCGGTTCACCCGGATGCAGGATGACCCGATAACCGCCAACATCCGCGCCGTGCTGGATGATGCGCCCGGCGTGGCTTACGCGATGGAGATCGACTACGAGCAGGACACGGGCTTTCTTCACATCAGCTTCACCTGCGACGGGGTGTGACATGGCGCAGTTTTCGACGGACGGCATCGACAGCATTGCCGAAGAAATGGCGTGGATGGGCGAAGCGGCGGGCGAGGTCGCAGATGAAATGCTGCTGGCCGGGGCGGAAGAAGTCAAGCGAGCATGGAAGGAAACGGCGGAACGACACGGATATCGTGAAACAGGCGACATGATCGAATCCATCCGAGCGGATAAAGCGCCGAAGAGCGATGCAAATGATGTGCGGAGAATTAACGTTTATCCGCGAGGAAAAGACCGAAAAGGCGTTCGCAATGCGGAAAAGGCGTTTCTGTTACACTATGGCACCAGCAACAGTGCAAAAGCAAAAAAGCGTCGAGCGGCACGTTGGAAGGCGAGGGGCAAAACAAATGCCACAGGCGAGCTGTCCAAGCTGAGGATGGGGACGCACTGGGTGGACGAAGCGGAAAGAGACGCTGCCCCCATGGTGCAGGACGTTTTCGAAAAAATCTGGGATAGACATTTGAAGGGAGGATAAAGCATGGCATTTGTCGGCCTTTTGTATGCCGTCGCCGCGCCGATTCAGCAGGAGACGGACGGACAGCCCATCATCTACGGCAAAGGGCAGGTCGTCGGCGGCATGATGACCGCCGAGATCAGCTATACGCGCAATAGCAACCCGCTCTATGCGGATGATCGCGTCAAGGAGGAGGATAACTCCATCACCGGCGGCACGATCAAGCTCGGCGTGGACGACGCGAGCGACGAGGCGCGCGTGATGTTGCTGGGCGACGTGAAGGAAGGCGAGGCGGGTGAAGAAACCTACCACGAGACAGGCGAAAGCGCGCCCTATGTCGGCACGGGCTATATCCGCGTGCGGCGCAAGGATAACAAGACAAGCTATATCGCCTACTGGGTGCATAAGGCGATCTTCGGTCTCGGCACGGAAAGCGCCAAGACAAAGGGGCAGAGCATCGAGTGGCAGACCCCGACGCTGGAGGGCAGCATCATGGGCGTAAAGAACAACCCGGCGCTACAGGTTCGTTTCCGCGAACGCAGGACGTTCGCCAGGGAGAGCGAAGCGCGCGCATGGATCGACAAGAAAGCGGGGATTGAAGCGTGATCGAGATTCAGGTCGGCAAGCGGACATTCCCGGTTCGGTTTGATTTGGGCGCGTGGATGGAAATCGACGAGCGATTCGGCGGCCTTGACCAGATGGAAGCGGATAAGACGGTGAAGGCGCGAATCGCCTGTCTGGCCATCTTCGCCCGCGCGGGCGCGCGCTATTGCGGCGGAGAAGCCCCGACGGAGGAATACCTCACAAAGAACCTCAGCCCGAAGGCGCTGGCGCAGGCCAATCGGCAGGCGTCCCGCGCGTTTGTGGCGGGCATGAAGCGCGAAATGGCGGAGGACGACGACGAGGATATCGACGTGGTGGCCGAAAAACTCAAAAAAAAAGAAGCGCGAGCCTGACTGCCCGGCGCTGTGCGTCCTACGCGCTGATTGCCGGCGTAAACTGGCCGGAAGCCGAGCGCATGGCGCCGGGTTTCATTATGGATTTGTATTTGGCGCGGCGGGCGTATGACGACGATCAACACGGGATTCGGCGCACGCACACGGGCGAATGGGAGGATTAAATGGCGGTCAAGAGAGAGATTCGCACAACGCTGGCGCTCGACGGTGAAAACGAGTATAAAAAGGCGCTCAGCGAGGCGCAGCGCGGTCTGCGCGTGCTGGGCAGCGAGCTGAAGCTCGCCTCTGCCGAGTTTGAAACCAACGGCGATAAGCAGGCGTTTTTGACGGCCAAGAGCCAAACCCTCCGGAGTGAAATTGCCCAGCAGGAGGAGATTGTCAAAAGCCTTGAGGGCGCGGTGAAGGACGCGGGCGAGAAATACGGCGAGACGGCCAAGGCGACCGACGATTACCAAATCAAGCTCAACAGCGCCAAGGCAACGCTGGAAAAGATGCGCCGCGAATTGGATGCGACCGATCGCGAGGCGCAGGATTTGGGGCGCGACAGCGTGCGCGTGGGTCGCCAGTTGGAGGACGGCATCGGCGACGGCGCGGATCAGGCCAAGGAAAGCCTTGAAAGCATGGCCGCGCAGATGAAGCAGAGCCTTGAAGAGATCAAAAGTTCGTCGTTCGTCACGGCCGCCGGGTCGGCGTGGAATATGGCGCAGGGGGTATACCAGAGCGCAAGCAGCTTGGTTGAAAGCACCCGCGACTATCGAATGACCGTTGCCAAATTTAAGCAAACCGTTGAGGATAATGGTTTTGATTACGAATGGGCACAGGAGCAGGCGAACGAGGTTGCAGGCATCACCGGCGATCTGGAAAGCGCAATGGCAGGCGTGAAGGCTCTGACTGAAACGGGCTGGAATACGGACGAGATCACGACGGCGATTGATAATATCGTCGGTGCGTGCCTTAAATACGACGGCACGACGTTCGACGGCCTTGCGCAGAGTATTCAGGAGACCATCAGCAAGGGCGAAGCGACGGGGCGATTCGCAAAGGTCATTGAATCCATGGGTTACGACGTCAATGAATTTAACGAAGCCATGAAGAA